GACTAAAAAGACACTTGTCGAAGAAATGCAAAAACAAAGCCCAGTAAAGCTTAACCTACCGGTAGCAGAGCGTGCAATCGAAAGGCATAGTGAAATGCTCGAATTGGATAGTAAAATTAAACAATTAGAATTAATAGTAGAGCTATTAGAAAAATCGGAAAAAACTCTTAGCTCTGCATCATATGATTTAAAAAACATAATTGATATAATAAAGCTTGAAACAACATGATAAATTTATCGTACGACGAAAGAAAAGATTTAGGTATTGTTAGCGGTGATATTTTTGAAAATATACGCGAAAATTTTTCAGTAAAAAACGAAGCAGCATTTTTTGTTAGGCGTAGATATGGGAGATTTTTACCACAACGCACGTATGCAATAACACCCGCAGGAAGATTTGAGCCCGGCTTATATTTTGAAATTAGAAAATATCTAACAAGCAGTAACTATACCGGTGAAATAACAACCGACACAGCAATGCTTAATCAAATTGCCCCTGCAAAACAATGGCATAAAAATCCAATGTACAGCCCTGATATAGTACCGCTATCTTTACCCTTAAGAGATTATCAAGAAGAAATCGTAAAAAAGGCTTATGCGATTGGCCGCGGTACAATAGTATTAGCGACAGCAGGCGGTAAAACTCTTACTGCCGCTTCTTTACTTACGAAAATATTTTTACTCTATGGTTCAAATTTTAAATGCCTCTACATTGTGCCCGATCTCGGATTAGTAGAGCAAACATATAAAGATTTCTATAGTTATAATGTACCCTTTACCTGCTGCAAATGGACAGGCGAGTCTCCGCTTAATATAGATATACCGTCAAATGTTATTATAGCAAATTTAGGTATTTTACAAAGTAAAAATACTGATCTTTCTTGGATTACAAATATTGATTGTTTATTTGTTGACGAAGTTCATAAAATACGCAGAGGCAATGAAGTTAATAAAATTTTAAGAAAAATAAAAACCCCGGTAAGATTTGGTTTTACTGGCACAATGCCTGAAAATTTACTCGATCAATGGAATATTATAGGTAAAATTGGACCGGTTATATACGAAAAGAATAGTTATGAGTTACGGTTAGAAAATTTTGTTAGCCATGCACAAATACAGTTTTTAAAATTAATACATAAAACCGATCCGCTCAAGCATATGAATGTATCATCGGTAAATTTATATCGAGAAGAACAAAATTTTTTAATGCGAAGCGAATTTAGAAATAATGTTATTAGCAAACTTGCTTGTCGGCTCCCGAAAAATACTTTAATACTAGTTGATTATATTGAACATGGAAATGCAATATATAACGCAGTAAATAAAGAATGCGGCAATAAACAATGTTTTTTTATTCGCGGTGAAGTTGAAATAGCAGAAAGGGAAAAAATTAAAAAGCTAATGGAAGAAAATACAGATGTTATTGTTGTTGCAATATCAAAAATCTTTTCTACAGGCATTAATATCAAGAATTTACATTATATTATTTTCGCTTGTAGCGGGAAGGCGAAAGTAAAAATAATACAGTCAATTGGCAGAGGCCTTCGCTTGCATAAGGATAAGGATAAGCTTATAATATTAGATATTACGGACAATTTTAAATATAGTCACGCACACATGGAAAAAAGAATAAATTTATATGAAAAAGAAAAAATCCAATACACATTTAAAGAAATTAAAGAAGACTAAATCAAAGCCGGAGTCTTTAATAGAGGGTCTCCCGGAAGAATCTACAATTCCCTTATTACAGCAAACAGAAGATGTTAAAGTTGTTAAACAGCCAAAGAAAAAAGGTAAAGAAAAAATACACTATGTAAATGGTAAAGAGTTTGAAGAGGAGATTCGCTCATATTATAAGACCGGCCATGTAACACAAAAGCTAGGCGAGAGTATTACAAAGATCGCTAGTGGACTATCTTACGCACCAAACTTTATTAACTACTCATATAAAGACGACATGATTGGCGACGCTGTTGTAAAGATGTTTTCAGCATTGCGTAACAAAAAATTTAAGCTTGATCACGGGTTTAGCCCGTTTTCTTACTTTACAACTATTGCTTTTCATGCTTTTATTAACAGAATTAAAAAGGAAAACAAGCATCATGCTGTTCTTAATGAATATCGAGATCGTGTTTACACGGATTTAATGCTCAACCCTGAAACAGGTGACAACATACATATATATGTTGAGCCGACAGATGATGATTATAACTCTACTGCGTGAAATTTGATAAAGAAATAACCATCAGTACAAATAAAGTTTGCTGTATTTCCGATATACATGTCGGAGTACATCAGAATAGTATTGTGTGGCATGAAACAGCAATAAAATGGGCAGAATGGCTGAAGATAGAATTACAAGAAAAAAAAATTAAAGATATCTTTATTCTCGGTGATCTGTTTCATTACAGAGATGAAATCGCAGTAAACACAATTCATGTTGTAAATCAAATATTAAAATTATGGAATGAATTTAATATAGTTATACTTGTCGGTAATCATGATTCATTTTACAAGGATAGGACTGATGTAAACTCGCTTTGTCTTTTGAACGAGTGGAAAAATATTAAAATTATAAGTGATTTATACCACTGCACCGTGCTGGGTAAGACAGTTTCTTTTGTACCTTGGGGTGCGAATATTGACAATTTACAAAAAACTGATGTTTTATTCGGACATCTAGAGATAGAAAGTTTTAAAATGCATAGTTATAAACTATGTGACAAAGGCATTAAATCGAGTACCATTCTTAATAAAGCTGATCTTATTATGAGTGGTCATTTTCATCTCCGAGATGAAAGAGAATACGGAAATAAGACTATCGTCTATCTGGGTAACCCTTACGAAATGGATTTCGGCGATACAAATGATACTAAAGGCTATTATATTCTAGATTTTACCGATTTAACCTATAAGTTTTATGAAAATAAAATCTCACCAAAACATAAAAAACTAACATTAACAGAGCTTACTTCCTTAAGTGCTGCAGATATTAAAAACAATATTATAAGTAACAATATTGTAAAATTATTGATTGATAAAAACGTACAAGCAGACGATATTGATCTTCTAATACAAAAGCTTACTACGCATCAACCGTTTAATCTTTCTGTTGATTATTCACTTTATAATAACAATGTCACTGTAAATGAAGATCAAGCCTGTGATATATCAGGTGTTGATATGAGTAAAGCTATTGAGGAATTTATTGATATTTTGGATATAGAAAAAAAATCTGAAATATCCAAATACTGTGTAGAGCTTTACAAGAAAGCACTCAACAAATGAAAAGTATTATATTTAACAATATAAGTATTAAAAATTTTCTATCTATTGGTAATCAACCGGTAAAAATCGATTTTAAACCTGGGCTACATATTATAACCGGTATCAATAAAGACAAAGAAGACCGTCGCAATGGTGTAGGTAAATCAACTATTGCTGATGCAATATATTTTGCGGTGTTTGGTGAAACATTACGCGGACTTAAGAAAGAAAATATTATTAATAATATAAATCGCAAAGGCTGTGAAATCGTGCTTGACTTTACTGTTAAACATTTAGATAAAAAGGAAGAAATACAAATAGTACGTACGATTGAACCTTCTAAATGCTTCCTTTATGTAAACGGAGAAGACAAGACTAGAGACAGTATTGCGAATACAACATCATATATTATTTCAAAGATTAGTAGTAACCCAGAGGTATTTCAAAATTGTGTTATTATGACCATAAACAATACTATTCCGTTTATGGCAAAAAAGAAACAGGAGAAAAGAAAATTTATTGAAGATATTTTTAATCTTAGTATTTTTGGAAATATGTTAGATATTCTTAAAGCAGATATTAACGAAAAGAAAAAAATATTTGATATTAACGTCGCAAAGCACGATGAAATACAAAAAACTACCTTAACTTACGAAAAGCAGAAAGAAGCTTTCTCTGCTGAAAGAAATAGAAAAAAGGAAAAATATACCGGTAGGTATGAAAATAATAAAAAAGAAATAACCGACATTAATTTAAAGCTCAAAAAATTTATTATACCTGACGTTGAGCAAATTAAAAAAGACATAGAAGAAAACGAGATCAATATCGTTAAAGCCGATAATAAGCTTAAAAATATAAGACATTTAATATCGGAAAATACTACTCTCATTCTTCAATCAAATAAAAAAATAGCTTCTGTTGGTACTGATAAAGATGTGTGTCCGACATGCTTAAGGACAATTCAAGAAGTCGACCGTAATCATATTAAAAATGAAAAGAAAAAGATAAAATTAGAAATAGAAAACTATGAAACATTGATAGAAGAAAATAAAAAGCAGGAAAAGCAGTATACTGGCCTTCAAGATAGTCTTGATAAAAAAATACAAGCGCTTAGAGAAACAGTAACGAGCTATAAACATAAAGTAAAAGAAAAGCAAAATTTAGAGGAAAGGCTTATGCAGTTAGAAAAATGGCAAGTTGAATTACAACAAGATTTAAAAGATATTGATAATGATTCAGATTCGTATGATACACTTATTAAGGAACAAAATGACAGGCTATTCTCTGTAAAACAAGAAATAGAAAGTATAAAAGAAGATTTAAATATATTCGATGTAGTAAAGTTTGTTGTCTCAGAAGAGGGCGTAAAATCTTACATCGTTAAGAAAATGCTTCAGCTTTTTAACAACAAACTTGCATATTATTTAAAGAAAATGGATGCAAATTGTATTTGTACATTTAATGAATATTTTGAAGAAGAAATTATTGATAATAAGGGTAAAAGTTGCTCATATTTTAATTTTAGCGGTGCAGAACGTAAGAATATTGACCTTGCTTGCCTATTTACCTTTATGGATATAAGAAGATTACAAGGTGACGTTTCGTTTAACTTTAGCATATATGATGAGCTTTTTGATTCAAGCCTTGATGAACGCGGTGTTGAGCTTGTTATTCTTTTACTCAAAGAACGCGTTGAAAAATACAATGAATCAATTATGGTAATAAGTCATAGAAAAGAAAGTATAAAAGCGGCTACCGGTAGTATTATATTTTTAGAAAAGAGTAACGGTATAACTAAGCAAGTTGATTATAAAAGATATAATACTTAAA